TACAAGAACAGATACTAGGTAGTGCAGATCTAAGTAAGATAAACATTACAGCAGAAGCAGAAGCTAAAGCTTTGTTCATGGAAGAAGAGAATAATGCAGGAGATCACAATATGATTAGAGGTAATCCTAATCACACAGGAGTATTTCAAACTTATCAACCAAGTCGTACTGTTCTTAGGTAGATGCCTTTAGTTAGTTCTGCTATTCCCAACCTCATCAATGGGGTTAGTCAACAGCCACCTGCATTAAGACTGGCATCACAGGCAGAAGCTGTAATCAATTGCTTGCCTAGTCCAGTTGAAGGATTAAAGAAACGTCCATCAATGCAGCACGAAGCTCTGCTGTTTACTGGCACAGCATTGAACTCAAGCAAAACTAATCGACCTTTTGTTCACATGGTCGATAGAGATGGGACTGTTAAATATATGATTATTATTTACGAGACAAGTAGTGGGCCAGCTATCAAGGTATGTGACTTAGATGGAACAACATACACACCAAGCACACCAGACGGTGTTACCTATTTAGATGTAACAGGTTCACCTTCAGAACAAATCAGAGTTGCAAGTATTGCTGACTTTACATTCATTGTTAATAGAGAAAAGAAAGTAATAATGGACACTGCTTTGTCTCCTATATGGGGAACAAAGTCAATGGTATTTATAAAGGCAGCTAACTATGACACTGAGTACAGCGTTAACTTAAACGGCACAACAAAAGTATTTAAGACAATGCCAGCAGGAGGTAGGGAAACACCTGCATCCTTTACCACTAGCAGTACAACTGTCACAGTCACAGCTAATGGTCATGGCTTATCAACAGGAGATGAAGTCAAGATGTCATTCCCTGCTGGTAATGCAGCAGTAGCTGGTAAGTACACGATCACAGTTAACAGTGCTAACCAATTCCAATACACAGTCGCACTGTCTAGTTCTGCTTCTGGCAATTGCACTGTCGTTTATAACCCAACACTATCTAACGTCACAATTGCTGATGAGTTAGCCACCCTGCTTAATACAATCTCAGGGTTTACTGTTACTAATGACGACTACATTATTCGTATTACTAAAGATGATGGAGGTGCTTACACCTTAAGCAGTAAAGACAATAGAACTGGAGAAGATACCAAGGCTATTAAAGAAGTTGTTGATGATATGAGTGACCTGCCCACTATTGCAGAGCATGGCTTTATTGTCAGAGTGCAAGGAAGTAAGGCAACACAACTAGATGATTACTTCGTCAAGTTCAACACAGTAGCAGGCAGTGGTTTCGGAGATGGAACGTGGAAAGAAACAGTTGCACCTGGTATTGAATACAAGTTCAACGCAACAACAATGCCTCATGTCTTAGTTAGAAATGTGGCATCAAATGGAACTGTAACTTTTGAATTTAAGAAACATACATGGGGTGAACGATTAGCTGGTGATGCAACAACAGCACCTGAACCTTCCTTTGTCGATAGCTACATACAAAACATCAACCTCTTTAGAAACAGACTGGTGTTACTAGCAGATGAGAATGTCATTCTTAGTGCTGCTGCTGCCTTTGAAAGGTTCTGGCCTGAGACTGTGCAAACTGTTGTAGATAGTGACCCAGTAGATCTAAGCACTGGTGGTACTTCTATTAACTTCCTTGTCTCAGCAGTCGCATTTGCTAACACTCTTCTCTTATTCAGTAGGCATGGACAGTTCAGGTTAGATGCAGGTATCAATGTCGGTTCTTCTTTAACACCAAAGACTGCATCAATCACAGCGATGACAACCTTTGACATGGCTGACACTGTTGACCCTGTTGCTGTTGGTCGTAACCTTTACTTCCCTATACCAAAAGGAGATAACTTCTCAGGTGTAAGAGAGTTCTTCCTGCCTGACTCCAGTGGTTCAGTTCCTTTATCAGAAGATATAACTGCAAGTATTCCTCGTTACTTACCAAGTAATATCTGTAGCTTTATTGCTTCAGTGTCAGAAGAAGCGTTAGTTCTAATTAGTAAAGATCAACCAAAGAGAATATATCTTTACAAGTTCTTCTATGAAGACGACACCAAACTTCAATCAGCTTGGTCTTACTGGGAAGTAAATGTAAATGATAATGCTAAGAGAATACTAGGAGCAGGTATGGTTGATAGTGATCTATATGCAGTTGTTGAATATAGCGATGGTGTTTACTTAGAGCATATAGTTATAAGACCTGAGAATGTAGACGCAGGTACAGAGATAGAAATCTTACTGGATAGGAAAACAACAGAGTCAGAGACAGGTGTTTCAACAACACTTATAAACCCTGGTGCATTAGGAGTTCAAACAACTATTACTCTTCCTTACCCAATAGCGGCAGGAGCACAGATGGTAGTAGTAGGAAGATACGAAGCAGACAATACAATTCTTAGACACGGACAAGTCATTGAACCTATTTCTCAAACAAGCAATTCCATCACAGTACTTGGAGATTTAAAGACTCAAGTAGGTGGCAAGACACCACGCTTCTTTATAGGTGAAAGGTATGAAATGACCTATGAGTTCAGCACTCCTTACATAAAAGAAGAACCTCCTGGTGGTGGTGTTGCAATAGCAGCAGGGCCGAAACTACAGATGAGAACGTGGACTGTCTTGTTTGATGAGTCGTCAGCCTTTGAGTTAAAGGTTACTCCTGCTAGTAGAGACACAAACACTTATCCATATAACGGAATTGTCGTTGGGCAGTCACCTCCACTTATAGGAGATCCTTCAGTTCTTACAGGATCTTTCCGTGTTCCTGTGATGGCAAGCAATATAGATACTAAGATAGTAATAAGTTCTACGAGTCCACTACCTTGTCGATTCCAATCAGCCGAATGGGAAGGGTTCTATCATACGAGAGCGAAAAGGATGTAGCTTATCAAAGACGTACTTGCTTAGAAGATATTAGAATTATTGGCGACAATATGAGAGATGAAGATATAGCTGAGATCAGAGCACAGTCAGGGCTAACACCTGTGGCTAGTTTGTTCTACTGTTTCTTTAAGAGTAACCCCTGTATGACTATGGTTAGCAGGCATGGGCATCCTATGGGTATGTGGGGTGTGATACCTGAATCAGATACGTCTGGTCGTATATGGATGTTGGGTTGTCAGTCAATGTTAGATGATGCACGTGACAAGCGTACGTTCTTAAGACGATCTAAGGTAGAGCTAGGCAAGATTATTCAGGAGTATCCTGTATTATTTAATGTAGTAGATGCTAGAAACGAAATCCATGTTAGATGGCTTCAGTGGATGGGATTTACATTCATCAAAAAGCACTCAGAATATGGGCCAGAAGGTCGTTTGTTCTATGAGTTCGTGAGGATTTAATTATGTGTGATCCCGTCAGTATTGTTTTAGGTGTTGTATCTGGTGGCCTCCAGATAATGCAACAACAGGCTGCTGTTAGAGCACAAAATGCTCAGATAGATTTTGAGAACCAAGCAGCACAACAGCAATACGATCAACAAGTATTACAAACCACAGCCAACAGAACAGCAGAACAACAACAGAAAGTTTTACAAGATGATCTCATCGCACAAACTACATCTCTAGCTAATGAAGACTTTGAAAATAGAATTGCTCAGATAAATTTAGGAATGATGCAAGAATCACAAGCAGCATCACAACAAAAACAAGCAGCACAAAAACAATTTCTGGAAGGTCGTGGAGAAATACTGGCCTCTGGTCGTGTAGGTAATAGTGTAAGTAGTTTGCTGGCTGACTATCGAAGACAGAAAGCAGCATTTGATTATGCAACAGATAGAAACTTAGCTTTCTCAGGAGCAGCAGCTAAACAAGATAAGAGAGGTGCAGCTATAGAAAGGGGAGCCAGAATTACTAGCCAACAGCCATACTTAGAACGAATGTTCCTTGATCCCTTAAAACCAATGATGCGAGGAAAAGTAAGTGGGCCAGGAGCTATAGGCTTCTTAAGTGCTGGCCTGAGTGGTGCGACTACTGGATTAAGCACACATACCTCTCTAACTCAGGCAGGTATTTGGAAAGATGGTAAGTACAACTGGAGTGGAACTTAAACAATGGCTACTAAAAAATTCTCTTTCGGTTCTTCTGAAGTATCTACTACCAAGAAAAGAGGTGGTGGCCCTTCGATGGGAGCCAGCGTTGCAGCTATTGGACAAGGTTTAGATCTAAGGATTCCAACTCTTCAACCTCAAGCATCTGCTGCTAGTACTTTCTATTCTCCTACTGCACCCAATGCACCAGCAGCAACATCCGTTCCTCAAGGATCTACTGTCGCAAAACCTAGTGGTGATCTTAAAAACTTAGCAAACAATCTTAGTAGCTTAAATCAAAACCTTACTCAGTTTGCTTCTACCTTTATTGAAAGTCAGGCTAAGTTAAACAAAGCAGCAGAGAAAAGAGCACAAGAAGTAGCAATCAAGTTAAGGGAGACAAATGGGAATGTAATGGGTAAATATAATGACCTTTTAAATAAAGCTGATAAAGATAGAACTAACGAAAAATTATCTATAGAGAAGCAAACATTAGCAAAGAAAAATTATGACACCCTTAGAGCAGTAGATCCAAGAGCCGCTAGTTTCTTATCAAGAGCTTTAGAGTATCAACAAGGATTACAGCTAGTCCTTAATGCTCCTAATTACATAAACAATTTAACGGATGAAAGTGGTGCAATTAGAGTTCTAAAACCATACACAGATGATGGAAGTCCTAGTGAATTAGATACTGAATTAAACAATTATTATTCTCAAGGTGGTCTTAAATCTCCTGAAGTCTTGCTTGACTTAAGAGAAACAATGGTCAATACCAGTGCAAATATAAAGAGTCAGCAAGCTTCTAAATACGCAGCAAAACAAGATGAAAGATTGTTGTCGGGATTGAATACAAACCTCAACAATATGATCTTACAAAGAAAAGATTTAGGTGCTGATTATAAAAGTGGTCGTGCATTAACAGGTGTATTAGATCAAGTTAGACACGCAGGAATGACGAATAAAACTTTAAACAAAGTTAATGAAGAACTCATACCAACATTAGCAAGTTATGCAATCACTGTTTCCTTAAAACCTGACGGCACTCTTGACCAAGCAAAGTTTGTAGAGATCCAAGAGTTTCTTTATAAGGAACTTGCTGGTGCTAAAACTGGCCCTATTACACAAAAAAATAGACCTGGATTAGATACAAAACTAGGCACTAACCCTGAGAATCAATTCTTAATAGCCAGTGATGATAAAGCAAATGCAATGGATCTTAGTAATAAGAGAACAAACAATAGAAAATGGATAGGAGAAGCTAATAAAGATTTTGATACAGCATTACTACAATTTAACGACAGTGATCCTGACAAAGATGGCAACCAACCTTACACCTTTGAAGTTGTAGATGGTGATAAAACTACAACAGTTACAATTAGTGCTGATCTTAGAAAACTAACAACTTGGTATAACAATAAACTTCAAGAATTAAGTGGCCCAAATGCTACAGGAAATGCAGCAGAACGCATGGCAAAAAGAAAACAATTAACTGAAAGAATGAAAGAATTAACAATAGGTATGACGGCTGATTTAGATCTAGTAGAAGATAAACTTAATGATTTTGTTAGGAAAGCAGGAGTAAACCCTATATTCAAAAAAGCTGAAGTTGTAGTAGCAGCTAGAAATAATTTAATTAACAAAGAAACAGAAAGAAGTCTGCTAAATATTATTGAGGCAGAGATAAGAGCACAAGACAATCAATCACAAACAATAATTAATAGCTATGTCGATCAAGCATTAGGTTTTTTAGGTGACGCAGGAGCATCAGGACAAGGACTTCTATCCCCTCTTAGTACGTCAGCAGATGGGATCATGGATACAAATGAATTGATTGCAGCCAGAAAAATATTACAACCTGCAATGGATGAAACAAATAAAATCTTGGCAGATAAATCATTAAGTCAACCAGAAAAATTAAATAAACTTGATACCTTATGGTCTAAATACAATAAAGATATTGAGCTACTTGTTAAAAGATCTTCCGATCAAAGAAAGCTAAAACTAGAAGGAGACTTAGCTTTACATACAAGACTTGAAAGTATAAATGCAGGCAATATAGAAATTACTCCGAATGATATGGATATTAAAGAAAAGAATGTAACGATCAAACTAAATGACGGAACTACATATACAACATTACCTGACGGAGAATTATATGCGACAGATAATGAAGCATTTGTAAGAGCAGAAAATAATATTAAAGAATCAAATGAACACTATGAAAAATCTAAGAATTACTATGAACAATTAGTAAAAGATGGAAAGATAAAAGAAGGTGAACTTGTTATCAATCCCTACATAGAAGACGAAAGAAGACTTGCTTTAAGGTATGGGTTTAGATATGCAAGAGAAGGCGAACTTATCAATCCTGCGAACTTAGACAGGATGAAAGAAGATATTGATTTATTAATTAAACAAGCAGAACAACTTAAAGATCCTGTAATCCAAAACAATTTACATTGGACATCTTTCTCATCTCCTTCTTATACAAGTCGTGGCACACCAATCCAAGATCTACAATCTTTACCAGCCACATTTACAGAGGATACAGATAAACAACAAACGGCATTAACAAATGCTACTGAGTTTTCAAGAGTAGAAGCTTCTCAAAGATTTAAAGGAATTGGTTTTGGAATTACAGGTTTCTCTGTTGGTAAAGAATTAGATCTTAATAACGAATATGTTTCAAACTGGACAGCCTTAAGAACGAAGGAACATTTTTACAAACAAGGATCAGGGATAGATCCTTCATTAAGACCAGGAGAGGCAACCCCCATAGGTGGTAGATCAGTTTTGTTTGGTGATACTCCTTGGCATATCATTGATAAAATTGGACATAAGAGAGGAAGAAAAGCTGACAATGCAATACTTAATTCAGATATAAGGCAACGTCCTCTTTATCAAAGATATGTATTTGCAGAACAAATTAACGCACTAGAAGCAGGTGCACCTTGGATACCTTATTCACATGACTTAAATATTATTTTAGACAAAGCAGGAGTAACACCTATTGATTTCTTTAGACAACAGTATTTCGTACATACAGGCAACACAATGCCAGCAGAACTAGAAGAAAGTATTACAAATAGATTGATACAAAAGATTGATGGTGTAGCTAATCCTTTATATAGAAAAGGTTTTACAAATAAAGTAATTAACGACAAAGATCAAGCAATGATTCTTGATAGAGAAGATGAAATATTAATTGCTGGTAACTTACAAGCTGGTATGCTTCCACAAATTAATGTTAGGGAAGTACCTTCAGGATTAACACCATTAGCAGAATCAAAATTTGATAGAACTTGGGAACCTAATACACCTTTAAAACAAAGACAAACAGAACTAGGGACTGCTTTATATTCCGCAGGTTTTAAAGATGAAGAAGAACTTACAACAATGCTTGCCATTGCTATGGCAGAGACAGGCACACGCAGTATTAGAAACCATCCTGACTTAAATGATAGAGATGAAAGTTATGGAGCACTTCAAATAAATATGTTGAACGAATTAGGGCCGTGGCGTGAAGGTAAATGGCCTTGGCTAAAGAATAGAAATGACTTGTTTGATATTAATTTAAACGCAAAAGCTGCTTACGACATTTACAAGAATGAACCTTGGTTAAATGATAACAAGGAAGGATTATTTAACGCATGGGCTTCTTACACAAATAAAAAGCATTTGCCTTTTATGGATGAAGCAAGAAAGAGAGCAAAAGAAATTCTTGAGCTTCAACCCCAAGAATCCAGTACCATAGATCCATCGTCAGGTTTGGCTTGAAATGGGACTTACATTTGTAACTAGAGAAGATGGTTCTACTGGCTATGAATATCTAAACGAAGAACAAACTCAAACCAGAGGTCTTAATGCTGGTATCCTTCCTTCTACTGAAATAGAAGATCCTAGTGGATTTCTTGGTCAGATCAATAGAACAGCAAGACGTACAGTTGAAGCAGATAAAGATGATAACTTTATTGTTGGTGGATTAAAAACAGTTCCACGGGTACTTCATAATGCAGCCGTTGGGACAATTCAAGAGACTAGCGACTCTGCTCGTTACCTTGGGGAAGCAATAGGAATAGCACCTGAAGGCACTTCTACAACTAAAGAAGAACCAGACAAACCAATCATAGGATTAGGAGGGTGGAAACCTATAAGGGCTGACAACAGTGAAGCAGCTTTAAGAGGTGTAGAAAATTTAGGTACAGGTATTACGCAATTTGCAATGGAATGGATTGCACTTTCTAAAGTATTGAAAGGTGCAAACTTATCATTAAAGGCAAGTAAATTCCCCCTTGCAGCAAAGGCAGGAGAAAAATTCTCACAGATTGCTAAAGCCAATCCAGGCAGATTAGTAGGAGTTAAATCGACAAGAGCACTTAAACCTGTTGTCGGAACAAAAGGGGCAAAGATTATAGGTGGTGTTGCAGGAGGTACTGCTGCTACTGGTTATGAAGCTGTTACTCAATTTAGAGGTATGGCAGTTGATTCCCTTGGTCTTGATCCTTGGGATGGCAACCTTATTACGATGGCCTCCAACACAAAACTTGGAGGATGGATTGAAGATGTTCCTGCTTTCAGAGAACTTATAATTAACCCTGACGATACAGAAACAGAAAGAAGAGCTAAACACGCAGGAGAAGGTATTCTTATAGATCTTTTATTTGGAGGTGTATTAAAAACTGTTGCTAACTCTGTTAATGCTACAAATTTAGCTGTCGGTGTTGCAAAGGCTAAAGGTTATGCAAAACAGTTAGAAGAAGCAGTCATAAAGTTTGGTGTTGACAGTCCAGAAGCTATTGCAATTAGAGAAAAAATTGTTAATCAGGGAGATCAATTAGCAAAGAATCCTCTTATTAAATACTTAGAAGGACAGAAATACCAAGCTCCAGAAGTTCCTCTTTCTATTGCACTAAAGAACGCAGACAAGAATCAACCATTAGCTTTGTTCTTAAGAACTGCTCCTTTTGAAGATCAAGCTCATATAGCTATTGGAAGATTAGAAGAAGCTCTATCTAAATTTGCAGACCCACAAGGAAGAGGCCCACAAAGAAGAGCAGTTGATACTGTTGGTGACTTTGTTAACTTATTAAATCTTGCAAGAGTAGTAACAGAAGAAGGAGTACAAAAAGCTCTAAGAGATGTTAATGATTTGTTTTTACCAGCAGGTCAGAAAGCTGAAAGGAAACTTCTAATAGGAGTAGAAGGATATAAGAAGAGAATGGATGGGCAGAAGATTGCCGACAATTTATATTATTCACAAGGACTAGGAACAAAATCCTCTCCTGCACCTGAAGTTTCTGCACCTGTTGAAACAAAAGTACCTGTCGAAGAAACTGTTCCTACTACTAGACCAGATGGAGGAGAAGGTTATACAACACAACAATTAACAAATGACCTTACACAATTAAGATCAGATCTAAAAGCTTTAGGTGCTGCACCTCCTGAACCACCTAAAGGTAAAAAGATTGTCAATGGTAAACAAACACCTGAATATAAAAAGTTCAACGCTTGGAGACAAAAAGCAAACAAGATCCAAAAACAAATTGATGCTCTTGAATCTCAAGTTAAAGAATCAGCAGATTATCGAGTAGAAGAACCATTACCTGAAACTAGATTAACGGAAGAACAATTTCAAACTAAGACAGAAAGTACAGGTAAAGAATGGGAAAGAACAGGTAAAGAATGGGAAGAGTATGAGCAAGGAAGAAAGCCTGGACAAACGTGGGAAGACTATGGAACTTTTGGCGACATTAATGATCGTACAGTTAGAGGTTTCGACAAGATAAAAAGATACCTTGTCGGTGATTGGAAGACAATGAAGATATTAAAAGGCTCAGATAAAAGCCCTGCTGCACTGGCAGAGATAGAATCTGTCGTTAAATTTATGGAGACAATAGGCACAGAGTTCTTTAACGATGTAAGCCTATCTGTTAGAGCAAATATGGGTGCGAAAGGAGAATTTAATTTCTTAAATAGATTAGTTAAAATTAGGAAAGATACTTTATTACCTAACAAACTAGGTAATTTAGAATTTCAACAGACAGCTATTCACGAATTTTGGCACACACTTTCTCGCTACTTACCAGAGAAACGTGTTAAACAATTAATAAGACAATTCAAACTTGAGAAAGCACAATACAAAGCCAGCTTAAATGCTGAACAACTAGCAGATTTTAATGCTGGTAAATATGATCGACTTGATTACAGGTATAAAAACATTGATGAATATTTTGTAGAATCAATGTTAGATGCTTGGTGGAATTATAAAAAGGGAGCCGCAGCCCAAGGTGAAGGAGAATTAGCAGGACTAGCTGGAAGTGTCGTTAAATATTTCAACCATATATGGACAAGTATTAGTGCAGAAGTAGGGCTAGGAAGTTCTAAGGAAATCTTTAATGACTTTATGAATAAGAGATATAAAGGTATGCAAAGAACTACAAAGCTGTCTTCAACTCCTTATGCCAAATATATGGATGAGGCAGCAGATGGATCTAAAGCAGAACTACCTGACTTCTCAAAAAGAGATGAAGCTATAGATGGTGATCCTAATAGACCAGGAGAAACAGGGCCAGAGATAAACGTAGGAGAAACAGAAAGAATTTTAGAAAACTATGCAGATAGTCTTAAAGCTGCAAATGCAGGAGATGAGGATTTACTATCGGCTGTTGGCTATGCCATCCAAGATGTTATTAACGTCAGAAGTGCAGGTAGAAACAAGACTCAATATCTAAAAGCAGACGCATCAGCAATTAGATTTATGAAAGCAATAAGAGACTTTAGATCAAGAGCACATAGTGCAGGTGTACCAAATATAGATATGAGAGCATTAAATACTGCTCTCTTAGACAAAGCTCATAAAGATGGAATTAACATAAAACAAGTAGAAGAGAACAGCAAAATACTTCTTTATGCAGCAAGAAATGTAGAAGATTTTGCTAGTAGAATTTTTGACCTCAGATTAACTGTTAACGAAACATCAAGACAGGCAGGAATAAAAGCTGCAAATGTTTTAAATGCAATGAATAACGGTCAAATCAACTGGAATAAGGCTGTCTCAGAAATGGAATATACAACTCAAGTTGCTTTGAAATATATCAGATTTTATCAAGACATAAATAAAAGTATGGGGCAACAATTCAAGCTCCTTCAAATGCAAGTAGGAGATACAAGCAAGATTGATTTCACTGACAAACCTGTTGACTTACCCATCTTTAAACAAGATTTAGATGAAGCATTTATGATGTTTGAAGAAGGTGAAGTAGGTGCAGGCTTTGAAGAAATCTTTGGTGATGATGTAATCACAGCACTTAAAACAGGCAAATGGCCTGCTGGTACTAAATCACAAATAGCTGAGATAGCAGATGCGATTTCTACATCAACAAGACCTGACGGCCCAGGTATTGCATCTATTAACAAGATTACAAAAGGGCCAAACATAGGTGAAGCAGCAGAGATTAATGCAAATAGAAAATGGACTGAAAGTACAAAAGGAAAAGAAGAAGATCTAACAAAGTTAACTCCAATGGAGAAACTAGATTTATTGGTAAGAAGTATTTCAACTTGGAAAACCAGTTCAATCCTTAGTGCTGGTACTACTTATGCAGTACAGGCAGCCGTTCCTTATACAAGAGCGTTGATGGAACCAGCAGTGGATTTATTTAACCACTCAGTTTTCACTTCAGCATTAATGCCATTTGATGCAAAAGCTTTTAGTACAAGACTTCCTATTACTTACACATGGTATAAACAATTATTTCTCCAACATCAGTCAGCATTAAGATTAGCTAGAGATGCTTTTAGAGATGGACATACATACTTTGATGCTTATAGACATCCAGGTAGTTTTGACTTAAATGACAATTCTAGTATTGCAGCAGCAGTTAGAAATGCAGAAGGTAAAGGTATAAAGCTAGATCCAAAGCAAGGTGCATACGACTTAAATCAAGCTAACTTTGCAAGAGCAATGACAAGCAATCCTTCCATGATTGTTATTAGTGACATGACATGGAAGCTTGGAACATTTGATTTAAGAGCACAATCTGCTATTGAAACATTCCAGAAATCATTAGTCGGTAATAGTTATTTAACAGCAATCGGAGTAGGAGAAGGATTAGAACAAGCTCAGAAAG